CATCTCGGGCATATTGTTGTTGTTGTTCGTATGCCTCAGGGTTTCTATCGTACAATTCTTGTTCTTCCCTAATGCTTCTTATTATTTCTGGTGTCATTATACATTGTAAATAATTTGGTCTGCTCATTTTTTTTATTTTTTAGTTAATATTTTGCAATTTTCTTATAAGAAATCTTGTATCCCTAAAGTGTTAGCTTTAGTATTTCATTACCTTATTAAGTATAAACTTTAAAAAGTAAGCTGTTGCTATCACAATTCCCATCCCTACCCACTAAGAGGTGCTATGCTAAAGAGTAAAAACATAACTTTTGGCTCATCTGCGTTATTTACTTTAGGTCGTATGTTGTGGTTAATCACAGAGCATACACTAAACTTTTATTTCCGCACCGTTGAGTTCGCAACTTTTATACTCAATTTTTGTTTCGACTTCGATATAATCAAGTCCTACTGTTTTGAGTTTAAGAACAGTTATGTGATGTGAGCCTTAGACAGATTCAATGCGCGAGGCGAAGTGAAACTACTCACATCACATAACTTATATTTTTGTTGATATTTACACATAAAAACCTGTCTAAGATTCAAGGCGCAATATACAACATTTATTTCAATACAACAAAGAACGTTTGTAAAGTTATTAACAATTTATAACAGTTAATAAAAGCCATTGAAACGGCTTTTATTTTAGTGTTACCTACAAGTGCTTAATTCTGTTCATTAAACAAAGTTGGTGCTTCAATCTCTTTTTCTTTTCTTTTTTCTTCCCGCGCTTTTTCAAAAACATACTCACCAATCTTTGGGTTTACCATATTTCTAACTAATTGTCCTCTTTCAAACCTTTTATCTTTACTTCTATTTTCTGGGACATCTTTTATGCAATCAAAAATAGACCAGTCAATCATTCGTTCTTTTAATAAATCTTCTTTTTTAGACCTGCTTATATCAATATTTGTAAACTCTTTTTCTTTAATTTTAAAGTTTGTCCAAAATGGATGCCTTCCTAAAATAACACTTGGTTCAATTAAATAACCATAATAAGGCACTACATTTTCAACCACATATTTACCTTTAAACCAACTATTCAATAATATAATTTCTTGGTATAATTTAAAATCAATGTATTGCTTTTCCTTTTTAGCAAAACACATTCTACTATGTGTCGGACAAGGTGGCGAACTCCAAATAAAATCGTATTCTTTGTAATGGTCAAGTAAGTATTGATGTGCGTCTGTAACTATTACTGTATCATTTGGGTATTGCTCTTTGTAAACTTTAGCAATATTATCATTATATTCTATTGCTGTTATTTCGTGTTCATTTCCCCATAACATTCTATTACCACCGATTCCAGCGTATAAATTTAGTATTCTCATATATTTTAATTTTTCAAATTAATTTTGCCATCGCTCAAAAAAGAAAAGAAAAAGGTTCAGTTCTATTAGTTGAGTTTTAGCGTTTAAATTCGCACCAGTAGGTAACACCGTATATAATTCAGTTGTGAAAAACAACCGAAATCATATACATTTCGTTATAAATTATAAATTTCTATTATTTACTTATTAACAGTTTTCAATATTTTCCAATTTCAAATCCTCACCAAATTTCGCCTTAGCCACAGCCCTATCTAATTCATATCTTAAAATATTATTAGCCTGTTTTGCCAAGTTCCCCTGAGCCTTTGCTTCATCAACAGTTATGACATTAGAATTTAATTTATCCATTTGGTCGCATAAATGAATAAATATTGATTTACTACTTGCTTGTTTCTTGCTTATTAGTCCCATTTGTTTTAAGTTTTAAATTATATAATTTTATTAATTCTTCATTAGCCACTATGTCAATATATTTAGTTTTTGCAGATATTTGAGCCAACCTAATCATCACATCAACATATTCTTTACCACTAAGTTTATTTAATTCTGACTTCATTTTGCTTAACCCATCTTCAAAAATATATTCACAAAATTTAATCACAAAACCAGTTTTTTTATTTGGCACTCCTTTAGGTCTGCCATTTGGATTATTCGTGTTTCCTTTTCCTACTCCTTTCATTTTGTTTTACCTGTTAATGTGGATAAAATATATTCATTTGCTACAATAGTATTTTGTTCGTCTGTAACAAATTTTGATAACTTAATAAATACACTTACATATTCTTTGCCCTCAAGCTTATTAAATTCAGTCTTAAATTTTTCGCCTCCTCCATCAATAATATAACTGCAAAATGTATTAAAATATGCCGATGTTTTATTCTTTTTGCCTTTTCGTTTCCCTTTCGGGTTTCCACTTTGTCCTTTCTCGAATTTTGCCATAGTTTTAAAGATTTCGATTAATTTTTTCAATGTCTATAATTAGCCAGTCGGTATTTCTGATTTCGTTGCCGTCAATATCGTATAACATAAGGTTGTGAATATCGCAGGAAATTGAACCACGTTTGCAATGACATTGACCGGAGTCTCTATCTTGCTCCCATTCTCTTGTGTCGATTATTTCAACATCAAATTCAAGATTGTAATGAGTGTTACCTATTGTTAGATCGATTTCAAATCTATCAGATTTTGGCTCTTGCTCGATTAAAGCAAATATCTCATCTGTGATATGTACTTTTTTTGTGATTGATTCTACCATTTTTTCAAAGTTTTAAAGGTTTATAATAAATGTTTCCATGTTATATTATGCAATATGTCGTATATTGTTCTTCTTGCTACCCCGAACATATTAGCTATTTCATTGTAATTAATTTCATCAAAATGGCTCCTTATTGAAATAACTTGTTTTTCTGTCAATTTACTTTTATGTAACCCTGTTCTGTATGCGTGTTGCATATTTTCTGCATGGGTACACCATTCTAAATTTAACAATTCGTTATTTGCTTTGTTCCCATCTATATGATTTATACACGGCTTATTTTCCGGATTATTAATAAAATGTAATCCCATTAATTTTGACATAATGTATGTTCTTAACTTATTGTCTTTACTTAATGATGTTTGCAAATATCCATGATAAGTAATGCGTATTTTTAGCATTTTAGGTTTTCTGCCATTCTTACAACTTTTAATTCTGCAGAAATTTGACACTTTGTAAAGTCCTTCAAATCCCTTTACCTCTTTCCAAATTTCGCCTTCAATGTTTTCTAATGATAAATTTTTGTAATGCTCCATAAAAAAATGCTCGGACTTAGATTTGTTCAACGGAATGTCATAAGAGTCCGTATTACTGCTTTCGTGCATAATAATCTTATCCGAGACTTTTTTAATGTTTTTAATATGACATTTTTGTTTGAACATTACAAAGATAATACTTATTTTATTAATACCAAATTATTTTCCATTATTTTTCTGTAAAACCCCACAATCCGAAGATTGCAGGGCAAAGCCGTAAGACTTTGTAAACTTACAGGCTATTTTTTGCTCGCTTACTTTTTAAATATTTAGCTTTGTCTTTAGCTGACCGAATCGCTTTTTGTTTATCAATCTTATCTTGTTTTTCTTTTTTTAATAATCTGCCCCTTTTTAGAATAGCGGCTCTTTCGTCATTGTGTTCTTTAATTTTGTTTTTCTTTTTCATAATACAAAGTTTTAATGAATAATTATACCACCAAATCCCCGCAACGTAAACGAGGCGAGGTTTGGTTTGTCCGCAGAATTTAGCGGAACTGCGGGTTAAAAGATAATTTTTTTTTGGGCAATATGGTTATTAAATCTTTTTAACGCATCGTCATAATATTTTTTATTAATTTCGCATCCAATTAAATCAAAAATATTATTATGACAAGCTATTGCAATACTTCCACTACCGAGGTGTGTGTCAATAATTTTATCTCCAATTTTTGCAAATCGTAATAACAGCCATTCGTATAGAAGTACTGGTTTTTGTGTTATATGTATCTTGTTTTTAGTTTCAATTGTTTTTCTAAAAATTCTTAAACCAACATCAAATGACGTAAAGGCTATTTCACAGTCAGAAAAAGAGCTATTCCCATTCATTTTATCCCATATAACCCAGCATTGCTTAGGTGGCAAATATTCTACAAAAAAATTACCTCCCCAAATAATTTGATTTTTAGAAATCCTAAATAGTTCATCAAAGTATTCTTTTTTTGGTCTGACATCCCATTTTTCTTTAGCTAAAGAGGAATATTTCCCATCTGTAGTTTTCCTATCAGTAACTATATGTTTTTTGTCAGGTGAATAGCAAATATTAATTCCATAAGGTGGGTCTACAATAGCTAAGTCGAATTGATTATCTTTGCATGTATTCATGTATTCCATGCAATCTATATGCTTTAGTTCTATCATTTTATTTATAAAGATAACTCACTAACATCATTAATAGTATCAATTGGTTGTGAATAGGTATCATCTCCCATGCCATTTTCATTTCCGCAAAGGATTCCCATCGATTCTTTTACTATTTCGCCACCAAATAAATAAGGTTGTGAAGTTAATAATGTGTTTCCAGTTCTGTTATTTTGTAATAAATAAACTGGCATTTCGTGATTAATCTCTCTTTTTACAATGTTTAAGATTAATTTGTTGCTTTGAATAAATTCTTTAATTGTTTTCATTTTGCTAAATTTTTAATTAATAATTATAGTACAAATATATTAATTGTAATTAATACATACAAGTAAAATCGTATATTTTTTACAGTTGAGTGTTAAAGGGTTACGGGTTTTGGGTTCGTAAATGTGTTATATAACATAGGATAAAACGCATTTTTTGGAGCGGAAACAAAAAAAGGGAGTATCTCTACTCCCTCAAACTTAAAACTTATGAAAATCACTACTGTTGAAATATCTTGAAACCGTTTACATCGGTTTGTAATGCTTTTAATTGTGAATAATTATATCCGAATGTTATCTGAAAGTGAGGCTTATCTTTGCCCATCCTATCATATAGCCATTCAAATCCATACTTTTTGAATACTCTTGCAATTTCCGGCGTAATGTTAAAATCTGCACTTTTACCATCTTCTGAAATTATACAAATGTCCCCTGCTAAGAAATAATTGTGATACGACTCTCCGCCTTTGGCATTGGTACGCCATTTCTCATTTGGTTTGGCATATTTTGGATTGACACCCCTTGTTTCTAACATTTGCTCGGTTCGGGAAAATCCATACAATCTATCTTGGTCATCAAAAGACCTACCTCCACAAGTTAATCTTATGCGTTCTGCGAGCCTTTTTTCACAATCTATAACAGCGCAAGCAAAAGCGTATCTAATTAACGGATGTAGCGTTAAAATGCGTTTGTTTGTCCATTTATCCCAAGTTGCCGGAATAACTATGTCTAATGTTTGTTTGGCTTCCTCTAATGTCATTTAATTTCTTTTTTCAATATTTTATCCTGTGAATTTGTTAGCCAGTTCTTTAAAATGTAAGCCAAAGCTGTTGTTAATGCTACAATTCCGATATTTTTCCAATCAAAATGTAGGCTTCCTGCTTCTAAAGTAGCCAAGATTACAGTAATTACACTTGTTATAACTGCCAAAAGTAACGCCTTTAAGCCATCTTTCCAATTTAATTCTCCAATTTTACTTTTCATCTTTTTAATTTTAAATTTACAATTTTCAATATTTTCGCATAATAGATCCGTTTCGGTTACTGTGCAAATATAGTTTTTATCATGTATGCAATTTTCACTCATTTGTTTCATATTCCGTACAACTTTTTTCCTCACGATACGGACAATATTTGTACTTTAATTTCTTGCATTTACATTTCCCTTTCTTATAATGGATACAGTCTTTCATTTTAAATAATAGGTTCTATTTTGTTTTCTAAAAATATCCATCTTCTTATTTTTCCACTTGATGAAGAAATTGCATCCACTACTTTGAATTTATCAAATGTTCCAAAATGACATTGAATAACATCTTTTGGCTCATATAAAATTCCTTCCAATGTTTGAGTATTCCCATTGGGGTCCTGTAAGACCGTTTTTATTACTTTTGGCTTATTTGCTGTTAAATTTGTCATACTATTTAATTTATACCTATTTCTGCATCTTTTAATCCTTCCCTTACAACTTCATCAAAATGCGTTTCTACAACTTGAGTACATCCACACTCGCAAATCCATTTATCAAAATACCTTTTCGTAAAATACATTCCAAGTTTTTCATCATAGTATTTAATCTTTTTACCTTTGTGTTTTTTGAGTTTCATTTCACGTCCACACTCAACACAATTAGGCTTATCCCATTTTATACCTGATTCTGTAAATATTTTCATTTCTTTTCAAATTTCCACCATTTAGTTTTTGCCTTTATCGTATCGTTTATTGTCGAATTTACATCCAATAAAACCTCTCCACCTTTACGAGTCTTAATCTTACCATTATATTCGTTTACAATTGATGTTGTTTTATGCTCTCGGATTGTTTTGTTTTGAGGATTAATTGTTGTAAAATATAAAGTTCCTGCCATGAAGACACACCCTAAAGCAAATATTGATATTGATGTTATTATATCTTTTATTTTCATTCTGCAAAGATAATCAAATTATTTTATTTGCCTGTTTTTCGAGGTTTTGCACAACCTCCACGACCTGCATTTTGTCGAGTGCCTTTGCCCGAGCCATCTCTTTTAGGTGTATTTTTTGCCATAACTTTAATTTTTAATTTTTCACAAAGATAAACTAATTATTATCAACTGTCAACTTTCTATCAAATATTTTTTCAAATTCTCTTGTAATGTCCTTTTTTAACTTGTCATGGCTTTTGCTTAAATCGTCTTTGGTTACCATTGTGGCTTTGATTACTGCAACATCTGTAATAACTAAGTCTAAAGATTCATCATTGCTTTTGGTCATGCTTCCAACATTTGTGCATTTTTCATCAATTCGTTTAATTTCTGAATCTTGTTTGACTTCGTTCTTTCCTGAATCAACATACCAATAAAAACTACCTGCAATTATTAATACAGTCAAAGATATTGCTATGTTTATGATGTATTTCATTTAATTTTTTCTATAAACAGTAAATAACTTGATAAAACTAAAAATAATAATTTAAAACCGTATTGAGTGAATCCGAAAATCTGATCTAACCATCCACCACCTACATAAAACACTCCTTTGCCTAACATTAAATTAAGTGATATATCGTAAACTATCCACCGAACAGAACAAAATATAAATAAATATATCAATGCTTTTTTAAAACTTATTCTTTTAAAATAGAATACAGCCAAAAGGTCAATTCCTAAAGCTATAACTTGTGCTGTGTGAAAATCAATATCGGTTATAAAACAGAAATTGAAATATGCGTGTGCAATTGAATGTAATAATATGTATAGAATCCAAATCATTTAAAGTAAATGTTATAAATTAAAATACAAATTGCAATTATGATTAAAACTACATCAAAAATATACCAACTATTATCATTTCTTATAAGTCCTGTAATTGTGGTAATTATAAATAAAATTGATAATATGATTAAAGCTGTTTTCATTTTACTACTTTGTTATTATTTGTTACAATCTTTTCAGAATCCCACCAAGTAGCAGGAAATTCTCTCGTAACTTCACCTGCGTTAATTACTGGTGCAACAGCTGAATATTGAGAATTTCCATTTAATAAATAAGGTACTAAAACTTTTTGACTGCCATATTTTACGTATGTCATTCCGTAATCTTCACAATAAGTATTAGTATTATCTGTATTCCAATAATCAGCACCATGTATTACTGAATGATGATTATTACCACTTACATCATAGACCGTGTCATTGAATCCATTTACACAAGGAAAAAGACTAACATTTGAAGCATTGTAATTAAAATCATACAAACTGTCTACTCCTGCCTGATTTACACTATAATCTTTTATTGCTATATTGTGCATGCTTCCTGAAAAATGCAATATTAGAGCTCCAGAATTATTTGCTACACCTATAAATAAATTATCTGTACAATTTCCTGTCGATAATACAGTAAAGTTTTTCTTATATGTTGTGGTTAAAAGTCCCTTATCAACATAAAATTTTATATTATCTCCTGCTGCATTAGATGTTACTAATATATGATGCCAATTATTATCTGTTATTGTAGCTCCATTATCAGAATGGCAATCTACTACTGGACCTCCTGCACCTTTAGTCATACTAAGTCTAATTGCCTCATCTCCGTATCCGCCTCCTGCGGTTTCCCATATAAGAAAAAATCCTTTTCCAATTGTACTTATACTATTACTTGCAATTGTTTGTCTATTAGCTAAATTATCAATTTTTATCCAAACAGAAATTGTAAATATATTTGTGTTTTGGATAAAAGAATATACGTCTAATCCATTATTATCTTCAATGTAATTATTTGCACCATCACCTTGAAAACAATAATTACCAAGAGTGTAATTAGCAGGATATACTAAAACCTGACTATTTCCAATTAAGGCAAATAAAATTAATAATATTGTTAATAGTTTTTTCATAATTTTAAGGATTACAATCAGGACTTAATATTTGATAATTTGTACCATCAAAAGCAACCATTACCATACTTGCTGCTTCAATATAATTGTCAGGCGGATCTTGGTCTGAATATGCTTTTAAACTAACTACGCCGCCGCCGTTTACGTTTAATGAACAGGCTCCTGTATTTGCTACATTTGCCTTAAAAACAATTATAGTTCCTGTTGTAGCCGTTAAGCCAGTAATTGTAATAGCATAAGCATCTGTACCGACTGCATCAAGTCCATAATTTAATAATTGTATGTGAGCAACATCTGAAAATAAAGTATCTATTGCAGTTGTTGAATTGCCAATATTTCCTGTTAAATCTGTTGTTGAAACTGTTGCTGTCATTCCAAGTTCGCCTGTTGCGGTTTGTGTGTAAGCACTATCAGGACTTGCAACTTCGGGTGTATTTGTTACTGTTAAATTTCCAACTACATCAACTTTTCCTCCGTTATATGAATCCATATATGTTATTGTTGCCCCTGCTAAAGTTTCAGTTTGTGCTTCTATTTGCTTATATGAAACATTATCTATTTTATAAGTTCCTGCCGAAATTGTTACATTAGACTTAAATATACAATTTTTAATCATGCCTCCAAAAGTAGAATGAGAATTTATTAAATCAAACTCAGTTTCAGAACAATCATATAATGCAATATTTGTACTTGAGGCATCTGTATCGGTTATATGTGCTTTAATTCTTGTTTTGCCCACACTTTCAAGCAAAACAGTTGGAACTCCTGCGCCTGCAAAATCTCCGCTAATGAAAGCAGATCCGTTTGAAAAATAGGCATGATTTAAGAAAACAACCCAAGTTCCATTTGTGGTAAATAGTAAGTTGTTTGAAATTTCCATGCCTGTAAAACTCATGTATTGTAAGGCATCGTTATTACGTGTGCAGGTAATTATTCCTGAAATTTCTCCATTATCTCCCTTTTCTGGTCTGTTTGACATTCCTCCCCAAAATTCTATTTTACTGTAATAATCGGCTGTTTGCTGTGTTGTTTGAATGTCTATCTTGCCAGTTATCTTAACCCCTGCCATTTGAAACCTGACATATTTTTGATTTGTGATCAATAAAGTATCTGCATAAGTTCCCGGTGCAATTTTTACAATATATTTTGATTCAGGGTAATTTCCTGCTACTGCAAGTGCCAAAGCATCAGCGTTCATATATTCTGTACAAGCCTGTATCGTGGTAAAAGGCTTTATTAATGTCCCTGTTCCTGTTACAGTAGATGTGTTTGAACCGTCTACATAAAGAACGTTTGTAATATCTCCTAATTGCCAACCCCCTATACTATAATTGTCAGCACTTACACTATCCGCCTCAATTGTTCCATAATTGTTAGGCTTATTCAAGTTTATAGAATTTTGCGAATATCCGTAAATCCCGATAAACATTATTAAAATTAAAATTAAATTTCTCATGATAAAGTTATAAATTTTGTTAATGTATAATAAGTTCCTGAATTTGTTAAACAGGTGCATTTTACATGCCAATAACCAGTACTTCCGACATCAAATGCAACCCCATCACTTACAAATGTCCCTTGTGATACTGTGTCCGCCTCCACGAATGGGTCTGTCGATTTTCTATATTCGACTTTTACAAGTGTGTCTACAACTGCATCCCCAATGGCTTTTATAAGTGTTCCGCTTGGATTTGTTAACATCATATTGCATAACGGATGCCAATAAGAGCCGTTATATATCCATTTAACTGTTGGATTATTAAGATTGTATATTATTTTATTAGTTGCATTAAATTCGGGGTCTGTAATTAAAATATTTTCCCATGCAAGACTTGGCAATAGTACTTCTACTTTATAGCCTCTTTCATTTGCAAATTCAGTATGTTTTGCGATAATAAACGGCATCCCTATGGCTGCGAATGGGTCTGATGACGGGTCTAAATAAGAAGCCCCCTCCTCATCTAAATAAGAACAATAAGAAACTCCTGATTCGGGCAATAAATCTGTTTCATCTTCACAGCCTTTGTCGATTATTGGTTCGACTATGAAATTGCAATTAATAACAGGGAAAGCGCCCTCATCATGTTTTTGTTCTAATGTGAAATTAATATCATAAATAGAGTTTATATTTCCGTTGTTTCTTGACATTACAACATTATCGCATAATCTTATTACTGAAAATGTGTCTGCTAATCTTTCAGTTGCGGGAATTATAAATCTATATCGTTTTTTTGATATTTGTTTTGTAGTTTTTGGAATCTCATATTGACTTGTCTCTACTTTTTTTTCAATAGGATATTCGGGAGCTGATAATTCGGTATTTAAAAGCACACGAATCTTAAAGCCATCTTGAAATCTAATGCCTTGCAATTCTCTACTATGAGAGGCTTCTATGACTATCCATTCATTCATTTATTTTAAAGTAAAATTTCTTATACCAACCGTTGTCATTTTAATATATGCTGTCCAAATTATTGTTACACCTGCCTCGCCAACACAGGTTATTACAATTGCATTTGCCGTATTACACACAGAAACAACTGCACTTCCATCAAAACCTACGTCTTTTTGAATTGTCAAGACGGTGTCAACCGCTCCAACTAAAGCCGAAGTTCCTGCCAAATTTTTAGCCAATCCAACAATTGTATATGCGTAGCTGTCGCCTATTGTAACATCAGCTCCTGCATTTATACTGGCAACAATCATTATCTCAAAATTACAAACCATATCAGTTGGAATGCTAAAATAAAGGTTATCCGTATCTGCAATAACCATTGTATCAGGAGTTGCATCGGCAGTTGTAAGGCTTTGTGTAGATTCGATAAATTGATTTCCTCCCCATATATTTGCACTTAATTCCGAATGCGAAGACAATCCTCTCATTGCATCAATATACGAAACTGATTTCATGCCACTTGTTGAACTTGCTATGCCTTGTGCTTCGGTTTTATAGCCTGTGGCGAGAGAGTAATTTCCAGAAGCTGTGTCTAAAACGCCTTTTTGTATAACTGCATCAGTTCCACTTCCTGCAGCAAATTGGTCGATGTCATTTATTACACTATCGAGTAAAAGTGTTGCATTATGAATATCAGGTTGATAACTCATTGTAGCAAAATCGGCAGCTTTCATAAAATTGCTTGTTGCTTCTGTGTCGTATTTTCCTAAAGTTGTCAAACCACAATTAAAATAAATACTATCGTCTTTTGCCTCCCTTGTCGAATCTGCAATACTTGTCAATGTTGTTAATGACATTTTTTCAGTATTTGCATTATCTGTATTTTTTACTAAAAAATAATCATTGCTTTTTGCAATTGCACGAACACTAACAGTTGTCCATATAGATTGACTATTAGCCAAAATTGGAATTAAAAATAAAATAAAAATTAGTTTTTTCATATCTTAAATATTAATTGTTGGTGTATTAACTTCAACCCCACCTTGTCCAGGTTTACTTGAAATCGGGGAAAACTCTAAATTTCCTGCAATCTCATATCCGCTTGTTTGGAACAATTCAGAATACCAAGTATCTGTTCCATCTGTTATTCTAAAAAAATAAACTCCTGTTACTGGCAAATTTGTTACAAGTACTTTATTTCCTAATATCAGCACATCGTCAATATTGTCTCTTGATTTTATTACAATATCGCTCGAATCAATATCTGATAATATATCGCTGTGTTCACAATAAGTAACATCTGAAGGGTCGTTAAAATCATTAGGAATACATAAAACAAACTCTGTTAGTGCCTGAATTTTCATTAAACGATTAACTATTGCCGGAATTACTTTATCAATAGGAGAATGAAAAATGCCAAAATCAAAGTTGCCTTTTCGCTTTTCTTCACGCCAAGCCTGTTTCTCAATATTGAGATAAAAAGGTAAGCCTGTCCATTTATGAGGGTCAAATGTTGACATATTGCAAAATTATACTATAATATTACTAATTTGTGTTATGTTAATAATTAATTTCTATTGCGTACATATTATCATTTATCGTTTGAGTTACTTTTGTTATTTCGCCTGTTCCAAGTTTTGTTGTTGCTACTTTTTTATCTATAATATCTCCGATACACATTGGAACCTTAATTGTTGCAGCTTTTTTAATCTTCTTTTCATATCCGCCAGTATTTGTAGTAATTCCGTTTAACTCATACCACCTCGTCATGTATTGTCGTACAAATCGGTAATAATTTGCAGCCATATTAAAAGTGTTTAATACGTTATTGGTTTCAATTGATAAACTGACACCTTGATATTGTGAATAACCGAAATTTGCCGCATATATAACTAAGTCCAAATTCTTTTCATCGTCTAAATGAACGCCTAATATGTCGGTTATAAAATCAAATGTTACAGTTTCTTTTTCCAATTCTGATTCAAAAAATAAAGCTATTGCCTGTTCGAATGATCCGCTTCCCTTTTTAAATTTAAAAGTCATTTCACTTGTTATCTTTTCATCAAATGAAAACTTATTTGGTTGGTTAAATCCTGTATTTGTCAAGTCAAGTCCAGTTGAAGTTTGTGGATACCATTGCGGATAAGGTTTTACTATAAAATCGTAATCCACTCCGCTCAAATTGCTTTCCTTTAGCATATAATAATATCCAAATTGATGCAATATTTTCAATATTCTTTTTAGGTTAACCTCAAATTTTACTTTATTTGGGTTTTGTTCATTTTGGCTTCTGTTTGAAAATTCTACACTTGAAATAAAAAGCGTGTCAAATACATAATTGTTATTAAATTGTAACGGATCTGAATCTATTGATAAACTACTCCCTAATATCTCTTGCATAGCATGACCAATTGTATATCCTTTAATCGTACAGGCATATCTTGAATTATCTTGAACATTTGAAATTAATGTATTAATCCAAATATCAGAGCCTCCAACCGTGGCAATATTTTCACGCCCCATAAAAACATAATCCGGAGTAAGTTGACTGTTTGCGTATCCAAGACCAAAAAATGATGTTTTCATAGGTCTGAACCATTGTAAAGCATCCGTATCTTTAATCCAGTCAAAGTCTGTTACATCTCCGGTGCTTACTCTTGTTTCGTAATCAGTCCACGAATATCCGTAATGACCATCAGGAAGGACTTTAATAATTTCAGTTATCCAAATTCTAAATAGTGGACTCATCAAATAAAGCATAGTATAACCGTTTTTCGTGGTATTTATATCTGTGGCTGTTGCAAAGAAATAAGAACGCCTTTGACTAATAAAATCATCGGGAGGGTCGTTACTTCCTGTTAATCTTAAAAAAGTAGAATCCACTAATGAAAGCATATTACTATACTTATCGGCATTTATCATGTTTACAATATCAAACGTGCAATTATCATAATCTATTTCAAATTCTGAATATTTGAATTTCCCCCTATAATGCAGTCTTACATTTGAATTTTCGCTTATATAAAAGTTTACATAATTTTCATTCCAAAACTCCTCAAGGTTTATTTTGTCCCAAATTTCAGGATTTAAAGTCCTTGATATTTTAAGTTTACCAACAAAGAATCTTCTACGTTCAATTATATTTTCGTGGTCTTTTTCCTCGAATTTAATATCCTTTTCATTCTCAATATAATAATTATAAAGAGTTGTTCCTATCTGTATTTTAATGCTGAAATTAATCATACCACGTTGTTGAATTACCCTCTCTTTTGCCGATTACTCTACCGTCACTACTTATTATTTCTTGATTTGAATTATTTACTAACTGCTTTAAATATCCATTTGTTTCTCCGAAATCAACATCTGTTTTATTATCATAGAATTGTTGTAACTTCAAGTTATTAGCCGCATTGGTAAAACTTTCAATTTCACTTCCATATTTTTTGGTCGCAGGTCTTGAAAATATTGCTCCCATTTCGCCTTTTTCAAACTCTTTATTTCCATAAACATTACCACCTTGTGAGTGTAATTGTCCGCCCTCTACCCATGTTCCGCCATGTTCAAACTTTTGAGTTAAGACCATTGCCGAAGCTGCGGCTGCCCCTATTATAGCTTTTATTGATAATGATGCTGCGAGAGCAGTAGATGCAGCCAACCCAACAACAGTTATATTCAAAGGGTCTGCTGCACGTTTAGCAGCAATTGAAGACAATTCTAATGCAAGATTAACACCGATTTCAGCTATTGCAATAGCTTGACGTTTTTTAAACGCCTTTTTTTCTATTTCTAATCTTTGCGCATCTGTTAAGTTTTCATTTTTCAGTTTTTCCCGTTCTGCATTGGAAGCTAATTGGTTTGCAACATCAAATGCAGATGCATTTATTTCTTGCAAATATTCAATTTGCCTCACTCGTAATTCCTTTCTTTTTTGATATTCTTCAACTTGTTTTGCAGTAATCCTGTCTTCTTTGTCGGCTTCGCCATCAACTTCATCTCCCCATTCAATCGCTAATAATTCAACTTTTTCTTCTTTGTATTTCGTATCTATTTCATCTTTTTTCTGCAGTCTTTCAAATTCCAATAACTCCATATCTCCACCAAACTTTATAAAATCTGCTTTTTGCTTTTCGTACCAAATTTTCAAATCTTCAAGTTCTTTTTCCCTGCCATCAATTCCAAAAGTTCGCATCTTTAAATCAAATGCTGCTTGTGCTTTTAGTTTTGCATCATTTCCTTTGCTTCCACCGCCTCCGCCTGTATCTTCATCGATTGTGTCAACTCCGCTACCTGTATATAGCTCATCTTGCGTATCTGTTAATTCTTTTAATTTTGCATCCAAAGCATCAACATTAGCCCCCCATTGCTTATAATCTTCAACGATTTTTTGTGATTCCACTGGGTCATATCCACCAAAATTAAAAACATCTACTTGTCCTACTCTTTTAAATTTTTTGAGTTTTTGAATATGTTTATCAATACCCTCTTTGTCCGCCTTTTCAATTAATGCCTTGTTTTCGTCAATTTGTTTTTTGGTTTCTCTTATTCGCCTATCATGTGCTGTTGACTCTATGACTAAAATTTGTGCATTACCTTTGGCAATTACCTGTTTATATATTTCGGCTTCTGATAATGTTAAATCAAAATTTTCTTTTATATATTGTTCTTTTAATAAAGTTCCTGCCTTATATGACCTTTTCATATATGCCATAATTCCCTTTTCGGTATCAATTCTTTTTCTCATACTGTCCTCGAGGTCAAATAATGACGCTTTCTGAACAGCAAGCTGTTTACGATATGATTCGCTTAAATTTTCCTCACCTGCAATTACTTTGTTTAATTCATTTACTAAAATAGTTAAATAATCGGTTGCTGTTTTAATCGTTCCGCTGCCATCGCTTATACTTAGAATTAACCCCTCCCATGCAGATTTTAATTTAATTGTCGAACCTGCAACGTTATCCAATTGTTCTTCCGCCATTCTTTTAGCAGCACCACCTGCACCCTCTAAAGATGTTTTTAATTCATCTGCGGACTCTGCACCCTCTAAAAATGTTGCAAATGCAGCAACACTTCTTTTATCCGTTAATTGTAAGGTTGTATTTAGGTCAACTCCTTCGCCTCTTAATTTTACTAAAGCAGGTATTAATTCATCAAATGAATTTACAGAACCACCCAATTTTTTAGCTAACTTCCCATTACTGTCGGCAAGATTTAATAATATATTACGTAAAGAAGTGCCCATCATTGAGGCATCAAAACCTGAATCTGATAATTTACCAAGCAATGCAGTTGTTTCTTCAATGGAAAATCCAAATTGTTTAGCAATCGGGGCAACCTTTGGAAGTGCGGTTGCGAGTTTTTCCATTGTTAAAGCACTTTGCGAAGTTGAAGCTGCCATTACATCAGTAACTCTACCCATCTCAGAGGCATCCAATCCAAAGGCTCTTAATGCAGAACCTGAAATCTCAGCCGCCCTTGCTAAGTCCGTACCAGTTGCGGCTGCTAAGTCCAATATGCCACCAGTAGAATAAAGTATCTCACTTGTTATAAATCCTAATTTTGCAAGTTCTGTTTGTAATCCCGAAACTTCCGAAGCCGTGAAAGCCGTTGTACTTCCATATTTCTTTGAACTTGCTGTAAGCTCTCCTATTTGGTCTTTAGTAGTTCCAAGTATTGAGGCTAACTTACTTTGTGCTTTTTCAAACTGAACAGTAACATCAAACATTCTTTGTAATCCACGAAAAGCAGCCCTTACGCCAAATGCTCCCAACATCATTATTCCGACTTTCTTTAAAGAGGCACTTAATCTTTGCAGTCCGCTATTATATTTTTTGGTTGCGCCAGTCATTTGACCCATTCTTGTTTTATTATTGTCAATGACTTTTTGATATGCTAATGCTTTTTTCCTGCCCTGTTCTGTTGTTTGATTTACTTCTTTTAGTCTTTTTATTAAGAGCTTATTTGCAAGTTCAAGTTTCTTAACGCTTCCGGCTCCTGCTTTTTGCCATTGAATCTGTAATTTTTGTAATTTTAAGTTTTCCTGATTTGCGAGTTTTTGTTCAGTTAATGCTTTTGTGTATTTTTTATCAGTAGTGATTGACTTTACAATTTGAGTCTGTAATTGCTTTTCAACTTTGAGTTTTTCCTTTTCGATTAAGGTTTGTTTGTTAATCGCTCCACTTAAATTATTTAGATTGTCTTTGTATTTTTGTAATGAAGCACTATCAGTAATTGGACTTTTTTTCATTTCCACACCAACTTCTTTAATGGCTTGCTTATTCTTATTATACGCTTTTGTTAGTTCGTTTAATGTATTTAGATATTTTGTGAATATATTTGCCATTATCTTTTTGTTTCAATATCTGTTTTAAAATTCTCCACCATATATAAAAATTCTTTTATACTGATTGCTTTTGTGTCTATTCTGTATTTGTAAAAAGTTGACATTTTTGCGGCAACCTTAAACAAACTTTCATGTTTAGAGAATTTAAAACTTTCCAATTCCCTGTTTTTCATTTTAATTTGAGTAATCATTGAGCGGTCATCTTCGCCTAAATACTTACAGACCATTATGTTTTTGCTTCGTTCTTTGTTTACATAATAGGAATACTCATCAGACATTTCAAACTCATCAATTAATTGGTTTGATATTAATTGCATTTCCTCAGGATATTCGCCTTTAAATCTGCCTTTACGTAAATAACAAGTAGTTCCTTTATCGACTATCATTATGTAATTCCATGCACGTAGATTGTCAATCGTCGAGTACAGACGTATAAAGTATTTTTTTTCCAGTCTTTTCAGCAATAGAATACTCCATAATATCACATCTTTGACTACATACTCGAATGACACAATATATTTTATTCTTATCCTTTGTAAGTCGATCCGATAATTCTTTATACTTATCATAAGCCATTTAATGCCTTGTTTAAATCAATATCTAACTGCTTTTGCACTCTTGCTTCAAAATTCTTTTCATATTTTTTAACAAGCATATCTTCATCTTTTTCGGTCAGCCCCTCAATGTCGTCGCCATATCTGTTTATTAAAACTCCGCCTAAATCTGCATTTGTTTGGTCAGGTTCTAATATTATTTGATTTGGCTTTAAAAATATTTTAAATGACCTATGAAACTCCCCCGACAAAAACAGCGTAACCCTATTTATAATCTTACCATAAGGGCTACTTCCTTTTTTCTTTTTTACTTTTTTATAAGGATTTGAGTATAGGGGTTTAATAGCTTTTTCTTTACTATCCTTACCCCTTCCCAACATATCACTATGCAGTTGAACAATTTTCTTTTCATTGTCCTTTACTATTTGTTGGAATATCCTTACAAACATAAAAAAGGGGCAAAAGCCCCAATTTTTTAAGGTACTACAACAGAACCAGTCGCAACGTCATATTTAGAATAGCTTACTTTCAATGTGTAAGTATGTGCTGTTGTTAACAGCGCTGTTTTGCTTATAGTATATGTCCCATCAGGACTTTCTACTAAGTCCTCCGCAGCCGCTACTGGAATAGCAATAGTTGGAGCAATTGCATCATAAAAATTAAATGCCGTATATGCAGCCCCTGTAACCGCATCATCATAACGCTCAGTGTCAATTACTGCAACACATCCAGTTGTTGCTGGACTTGAAATTGTAATATCAGCATCGGTTAAACTCCAAAAATCTGTTTCGTCGAAAATATTTCCATCCGCAACTTCAACTAACCAAAAATCATTCATATCCTTTGGATTTGCGATTTGGAAAGTTACCGTAGCCATTGATGGTGTTTCACGGTCAGGAATTGAAAATTTAGTTACAGCCATTGACTGCACTTCTAAAGGCACAAGATAAGTTGCATCTTTACGACCGCCTGCTTGGTTTTTATCATCAAAAAGATAAATCGCAAGTTTAAGGTCTGAGTTTTCACTGATTTTTTTAATATAATCAGCTACTTTGTCGTAAAATGTTCCAGTAAACTGAATATCTCCGTCTGCCAATTTTTTGTAAAAACCATTTTCATTAAATACAGCATCTTCACTTGGAACTTGTTTAACCCCGAAAATTCTATCAGTAAATACAATTTTTTCCAATACATCATCATCGAAATTGTATTTATCAATTAAGGTTTGCCAGTTTGCTATTGCTGCTGCATCAGTTAATAATATTTTATTTGTAGTACCATCTTCTTTTTTGTAAGATGTTAATACAAATTTGACAGTTTCGCCCATATCCAAAGGACATGAACCACTACCACCGTTTGATAAAGCTGGATTACAACCCATTATTTGCCTCCTTTTATTTTATCGACTGGAATATTATATATTTTTGCAAATACTTCCAATGTCGCCTCTTTGGTTACTTTTTGATTATAAGATTTTATAAACTTATAAAACCCATCGAAATTATCTACCCTGTAGACTTTTCGAGCTTCAAGAAAGTTTAAACTTTCAAGAATATTTGGTACTTTTTTTTCTTTTTCCATTTTTAACAAAAATTAAATTTATATATTAACTCTAAACTAAACTTAAACACAAAAAACGGCTGCATTGTTTGCGTGTACTCGTCTGAAAAATCCTTTAACGCATCTTCACCCATTGTTGTACTTTTCAATTTAAACCCGTTTGGCTCTAATCTTAAAATCTCCATAACATCCTTAATAACCTCCTGCTCGGCTCGTGTTGTAACTGCACTTAACTTTTTTAAATCAACAAAAAAGTACAAATCAACATCCGATTGGTGCATATAATCATTAAATTCAACGCTGTTATTTACAACAAAAAATGAATGTCCGTCTATTTTATCATTCATCAACAACTCTTTGTAATCAATAGCAGAAACATAATAATAAGGTTTACCATTAATTATACAAGCCTTTCCATAGCTTGAATAACTAATTGCCCGACTATCATCAGGAATCTTACCGGTCCAAAGTTTGCTTGTAAAATAATTCTGCAATCTTTGTATCGGGTCGTCAATTCCTTGCGGATCTGTTATCGTTGGAGTTGCCATTTATCTAATGAATGAATAAATAAACGTTCCAGTCGTAACACTCGTTAATGTCAACTTGAACACGATATACTTAGAGTTCCATTTAATGTTGGTTAAAATTACCCCGGCATAAGTCCCACTTGACACACTACAATTAGTAGTATAATCATATAATGCAGTACTTAATGTTAATGGAAGTCTATTGTCATCTGCTCTTGAAAAACATCGGTTGTTAATATAGCCGAAGTCTAAAATTGCATCATCAGCATCAAAATTAGTGAAATCGAACTCTATACTTGAGCCGCTTTCACTTCTAAATGGAATAGTTATCATTGTATCTGCCCCACTGATAGTTGACACGTCTATTGAATCAGTATAGATTCTTTGACTAAATGTTGTCAATCCGATAAATACAAATAATATTATTAATAAATTTTTCATTTTACTGTGTATGAAGTTAGTTTTTGTTTAGGTGTAAATGTTTCTTTAAGTTTTTTAATTTCACGTTCCAATTTTTTTTCAAGTCCTGTGATATGGTTTTCTGTGTCGCCATACAGGGCAAAATATGCCTTATCACAAATCCTTTCAATCCGATTTGTTCGGGTCGAGGTTGCAATCAGCTTTAGCATATCTGCTTCAAATTGAAGTTGAATCAGATTATCAAACTTTGGTTTGTTCCTTAAAATAGGGTCTGTGAAGTCCTTATGTACAGAAATATCGAAGTTTAATCCGTAAGTGTCGGCTGTATATACAATATCATCAACGTCAAACAATGTTTCTGCGTTCCATCCACTAACTTTAATTGGAGTTATTCCGACATGATTAAAAGTGTTTTGGACATTTGATTCATTCCATTCTCGGTTAATTGCCTTTGGCGTTAAACCGCTTGTTAAATATCCTATATAATATTTTCCACCTTTATATGTTGAGTTTTCCAATACCCAATCAGTAACTGTTTCTGAAACATCCTGATTTGCAACGGTTGTAATTTCTTTGCTTGTAATTGCATCCTGCTTACTTGAATGAAACAATAAAAGTTTAACTGCATCTATTGCATCAAATGTCGCTGTCAACTCGTTAAATATTGTGGTTATGTTTTTTCGCTTACTTACTGATATTTCATAACCTACAAAGTTTGTTGCGTTGGCAATAGTGTCAGTCATTACATTTTCATAAGGAAATAATAATCGGTTTTCGATTAAATCATCCTCATTGAAAACTTTTTGTAACATTGCATTTATTGCTTCCTTTTGCTTTGAAATCAACAATGTGTTGAAGTTAGCATCCGAAATAGCCGAATCTTCTTGACAGTCGTAAATATTTTGAATAGTAGTCAGTCCACCACCAAAATAAAGACCACTATTTGAAACAAGATTTGCAGCCGATAAAGTTGGCATATCAGCAACGGTGGGTTGTTTATGACCCACGCGCTGATATAAACCAGTTGTTGCTTCTATGAGTGAAACTATATACATTTACGGTTTAAAAAACATATATGAGCCTGACATCCCTGTGGTATGTGTACCAGTCGATAGGAATTGAACTCTGTAAAAATTATAACCGTTTCCTGCAAGTTCTTCAGTATTCCAAGTATATGTTGCACCATCCGTAATTGTCATAGTGTCGCCTGCGGCTGTTGAAATAGTTGAAAAGATAGTACCGTCTATCGAACCCTGAAATACAGCTGTTCCGGCTGTCGTTCCTGTTAGATTTGTTGCCAAAATAACCACAACAACATCAGTTGTTGGAGAAATTCGAGCTGTCTCAAATGTAACAACGGTTTCAGTATTGGTAATAGTGTCAGTTGTAAAAGCGATAACTTTTTGTCCGTAGCTTGCAATACCCAGTACTACAATTGCTAAAATTATAAATAGTTTTTTCATTATCCTAAAAGATATGCTTTATAAATTGCGCTTAAATTACTTGTTGAGAATGTTGGCACTAAGAATGAATGGTCAATAGAAATTTCACCCTGAATATTAATATCCTGAGTTTCCCCTGCTGCTGATTCATTATCTGCGGCTGTTGCGTACTCATGTACTGCAAAGTTTAATCCCAGCCCCCAAGGGTCAGGTAAGCTATAATATAATCCACCAACTTGGAACGTATGACCAAAACCATTTCTGTTTTTCTCAGGAATCCAATCCAATAAACCGATTGTTCCTTTTGGTGCTATATAACAGTAGCCTTCAGCGCCTGAAACTTTCGCCAATTCAGCAGAACCAAACATTTCGATATTTGAAAGTTGAGGCTGTGAATTTACACTATTTCCGCCACCTTGCCAGCTTAGATGTTCAAACAATTGTTTTAATCCTTCATCGCCTATTACGTCGAATTGACCTTTATAATAGTTTTGATTCATAAATCCTTTGAGTCTTTGGAAAAATAAAAGTCTATCGGCTGTTGACACTTTATAAATATAATCAGAGTCATCATTCCAATTTCCTAATGATGGCGTGTTTGAAACTTGCGATTTGTTGGTGTTTAAAGCTGCCAACATTGCTGTTTCTAATGATTCTACAATGCTAAGCATTTTAGAATAAATCTGAACAGAAGTCATTTGAGCAAGTGTAAAAACACTATCTCTGTCCGCCTGTTTGATTGAGGTTTTAAACGTATCACTAATAGTTGTGAATGTTTGTGTAGTTATTGTACTATCATTAATATCCCCTGTATGAGCCGCTGCTCTTGCAGAACCTAATGAAGCCGCCTGTTTGTTTAATAAGTTGATTTCAACGGTATCTTGATCTGTTTTTTTAACTTCCATTATTCTTGCCATTTCTTTTGCTGGCAAAATTAAATCAACGTTCTTTTTTAACATTTCAATAGTTACCGATGGTTTCATCTTAAACTCAGGACTTGCCATGTTTTTACTCCATTGATATTGGATATTTTTTCGTCTTGAATCTGCGTAATTCGCCATTTTAATTATTTTTTATTTAATGTTTTTTTTAATTCTTCTTGTAATCCTGTCCCCTCTGTGCTGTCCGGGTCGATGTTTTCTTTTTCCATGTGTGCAAATAATTCATTGAAGTCTTTGAATTTGCCATTTTCGCCATTTTCATTTTCTCCACCTCTGCCCCCTGCATTATCCCATTTGTATAATACAGAAAATTCATCTGCAACATCTGAAAACTTTTTAGCCTCTCTGTTTTCATTTTTAACTACTTCCCCGTTTTTTGTCGGTTCTGCAATACCTGAATCATTAAAATTAATTCCGTATCCCTCGGCTTTAAAAATTGCAACTTTGTGAGTGGCTGGTAACCCATCTTTACTGTCCTTAAATTGAGATAATAAAAAATGTTCTGATTTCATGCCTTTAATTTGGCTTTTATAATCAGTTTCTTTTTTCTCATACCCCTGTTCAAGTTCAGTTTTTGTTTCACGTAAAGTCTTTAGGTCAATTTCTAATTTCTCTACTTTCTTATCAGGTTCGATTTTGGCTTCTTTCAAGATATGATCTTTGTATGTAGATACTAAAATAGATTTATCTTTATATCCATCAACTTCAACTCCCATTTCATCTCGTACAGCTTTCATTTGCATTTCCTCTCCAACAACTTTTCCTTTGTCATATCCTACTTTTTCTGTGTTAGTAGTATATGTGTCAAAGCTTTCAGGTGTGTAGATTTTTAACTTGGAATGCTCGTCATCTGTATAGATTTTTAATTTAGGTATCTCAAAAGTTCCATTTTCTTCTGATAATGCTTTCCCGAATGCTTCGGGGTCTGTAACTTTTAGCGTGTCTGCTAATTTTTTTATTAAATCTTTATTCATAATATATGTTTTACTTATCCGTTAACTCGGATGGTTATTTTAACTTTTCAATTTCTTTTTCAATTGCCTCAAGCAATAAATCCTTATTCTTATAATCTTTAGAAACTAATGGCAGATTATGTTTTATGATATAATCTTCATATTCGCTTCTTTTTGTCATGTCTTTTAAATCTTTTTCGACAGGAACTTCATCGCTATTTGGCTTTTCATCCTTTGGCGGATCAATTACCTCGTCAGTTTCATTCTCAAAAACATCAGGAATAGCATCATTAGTTTCATTTTTAACCGCTCTTGTAACTTCCCATTTTTCAGGATGTTTAGTTCCTGTGTTTTTGGGGTTTTTCTTATCCAAAACATAGAACATTCCTTTTTCTGTTGGTCTGACGTTTAATATTTTCGCCTGAGCCTCAGAAATCATTACATGACCTCTGTCGGATGGTCGATATTCAGAAATTTTACGGTATTTTTTTGTTTTACCGCCTTTTCCTTCCACTTCGACTGTTTTCATTTCGAGTATTTTAAACTCTAAGTGTCTTTTATCCATTTTTATTAATTTTAAATTAATCACTTGGCAACTTAACCGCCGCCGTTACTTTTGTTTGTGCAAAAACCGTAAGCTCTGCATCAAGTTCAGTAAAATCCTTTACCAAAATATTTTCTTGTTTCAATGTCTTAACCCATTCATTGAAATATATCTTTTTATAATAATCTATTTGATTTACATTTAATCCTTGAATTTCAACATCTGTTGAATGGACAAATGGCTCAATCTTTAACAATTTAATATACATCAACATTGAAGTACTATCACTTTCAAATTGTGATTGATAATATTGTGTTAAAAAGTAATCAAGTGTTGTTTTTGGACTTCCGGCTGCTTTATATTTTACATACTTATCAAATATCACATCGGGAGTTTCTAAAATATATCTGCGACCATAAGAAATTGAACTGCCTTTGTATGCTGACCTGTATTTTATTTCGCCGATAAAATCAGTAATGCTTTTATCAACATATTCTGCCCATAAAGAACTATCATTTAATTTATCGTAAACAGGCTGAACGTTTAAAAATGCTGCTGTTGCCGTTTCATTACTTGAATCTTCTTTTGTGTTTGACCCCCATAAATCAAATTCCATTTCCTTGATTAACTGCTTAAACTCCTCACGCATTTCCCTTAATGTTTCAAGGTCAGGCTGAACATATCCGGCAACATTTGGGGCAATAGTAGGATCGGCTGCATCTTTTGGTTGTGGTAATCCTATAACTTCAGATACTGATTTTGTTTTCTTTAACCCCGAGCCATTACAATATTTGCAAGTTTTTCCTTCTATTTCTCCAGTTCCTTGACAATATGAGCAATCTTCAAGATAACGCCAAAATATAGGATATAAATGTAAATACTTATAAACTGATTTTGTGCTATTATTTTGTAGATACTCCTCGGCTGTTTCAAGTGTTGTTTCAACTGGCGAAGCCATTATATTATAAACGTCATCGGGAGTTTGTGATATTCTAATTGCAGGAACTCTGCCCAATATATTCCTGTACGTTTCATTTTTTAATATATCGAAGTTTTCGCCGTCTTTGGTTTGTACGATTATATCTCTGCGGTCATCTACAACTCTGTATTGTTTTACTCCATCAGGTAATTCTTTTGGCTCAAATATTACATATTGACAAATCAGACCGTCAAAACCGTAATCACGTATTGAATTTATTGATTTATATGTAGGATATGGCTCTCCGTCTTTGCCAACTTCGACAAAAAACAAACCATTCGGATCGACATAGAATTTATTAATACATTGCTTAACCCATCTTGGTATTGTATATCCTTTATATGTTGCTGAAGTGAAATCCTTTCTTAACCTATCAGATAATTCATAATAGCGTGAGCCGCCTTTTGCTGAGAATACCTTGTCGTTTGGCTTTAGCAATCTTGCATACAATGATTTATTTGACCGCGTGAGTTTATCTCGTAGCTTTTTTTGAGTATCATCTTCGTAACCGTCAATTTTCTGAACTTTGACATCAACGCCGTTTATGTGCATATTTAATTCTCTATGCCTTTTACGTGCTAAATCAATGTTTACTTTGTTTTTCGGAGTCTTTATTAACTCAAATATCTCAGTATCGTTCTTGAATATCATTCATCTCGTGTTAAAAACACAAAATTAATGCAAAATGATAATAGAATTTGTTATGTTAATAAATATTTTCTGTAAGCAATGTTTAAGGTTTAAGTATTACAACTTTTTTGAAAGGTTTTAATGCGGTTTCATATTCCGCATTTTCAAGAACAATCAGACTTGTTAATTGAGTGTGAGTTTCTAAATGCTTCTGAATCTCTAAATGCTGTTTGAAAAGTTTTCGCATTTTAACATAACTTATCCCAGTATATGTTTTGTTGATTTCCTTTTTGAAATCTGCTATTGATGGCTTTGGTTGTTCTTTGCTCATAATATCTTATTTTTAAGTAAAAAGTTAATCTCAATTAATCCCTTGTTGTAAAGGTTCTTTTTAATGTGTTTGCGATGAATAAACCATGATATTAGTTTGAATTTCTTTTTGCTTCCATCTTTGTAGAAAATTATCACTTTATCAAAGCCCATGTTTTTGCCCTTTGAATTTGTGTAATGATGAACATTTTGCTTAATCAGCTTCTTTACGACTTCTTTTGATGTTCGCTTGTTTGAAAATAGGTACTTGAAATAATTTATTAGTCTCATTGTTTTTTAGCTTTTAATAGTTCAATTATTCTTTTTTCATAATTATTTATTTTAGATTACAGATATAATACTTTTTACCAAGAGACAAGCCCTCTTTTGCGTTTATTTGTTAATTTCATCATACAAATATATCGTATTGCATCAATGCCATGGTTAAAGTCATCAATTGGCTTTCCTGTTTTCTCTCCAGTCTTACTTACCTCCCATTGATAATTCCTAAATTCTTTGATTAAGTTTGTTGAATTTGTATCAACATTTAATTTATACTGAAGCATTATGTCAATTCCGAAATTAATAGAGTCTTTGCCTTTGCTTACTGGTTTTATGTTCCAATTATTACGCCTTATTTCTTCAATGCTTTTAGGCTCTGCACTATCTGCTATTATACTATCATATTTTTTTATCTGTAAATCTGCAAAATCTTTGCAAATATCTTGATTTGTCAAGCCTCTTTGATAGATATATTCTTTTAAATATAACTCATTGTTCATTTTATAGACTCCGATAAATGCTGTCGGATCATTAGTATATCCAAAATCTAAACCGTAACCTATTAACTTTGCCTCTCCCGGTAATTCACGAATAGTTATTTGAAACACCAATCCCTCAAGATTGCCAAGCTCTCCAAGTCCGTAAACTTTCCACCAATTAGTGTTTCCTTTCCTGTGTTCAATAGATTTAATAATTTCATCTTCTAAAAACTCATTGTCTAAATAAGTTGAAGTAAAAAAGTAAATATCATCTCTTTTTAATAGTTCTGTGTGGACCCAAAATTCATGAGTAGGATTGAAATCTAAAAATATTCTCTTTTTTGTTCTAATCTCTAATTGTGTAAATGCTTCATAGTTTACATTGTTACACTCATTAATGAAAAGATAATCACGCCTTGCGCCTCTTAATTTTGCATGGTCATCAGCACTAAAAAACTCAATTCTTGAACCATTATCAAATGTATAAATCATATCTGTTCTGTTATATGACTTATTGTTGAATGAATTTCCCATTATTGTATAAAAGTCCCTGATAACTCCACGTTTTAAGTGTGGCACGCTTTCGGCTACGACCGATATTAATACTTTTGGCTGTTTAATTGCGATTATTATAAGACCTTGGATTGTGCTGAAAGTCTTTGAACTGTTATGGACCAATATAGGACCATTACAATCTATAAAGTAGTTATGATTATCTTTTATTGACAAATCATAAACATAAGGCTCTTGCACCTCCTCTATTTTTAATATGTCGGACTTACACAATTCCATATTCCACGTCTACTATTTACAATATCTTTAATATGGGCTTCACTTACATTGTATTTTTCTGCAAGTTTCTTTCTTCCATAATATCTACTTACACAATTTCTAACATGCTCTCTTATTTCTTCAACATCCTGTTCGGTTAGTTTTGAGTTTCCATTCAAAGAGCCTCTTTTGGGTGTTATTAGACTATTTCTATAAGCATGTTTTATATTTTCACTTCTAGTTGTGTATTCTAAATTATTTATATTATTATTTGTTTTATCACAATCAATATGATTTATCTCTTGTCCTTCCTTGCGTGGTCCAAAAAATGCTAATGCTACAAATTTATGTACGGTCCAACTACTATATTTACCGTTATCATCTAATAACATTGTTTTCATGTAACCGTCTTTTGACTTGGCAGGCTTTAATACTCTTATTGTTTTACTACGCTTATAATTCAATGAACGTAACCTTCCTAAATCTGATGCTTCATAAGTACTGAAGTTCGGTATTGCTTTCCAATTTTCCATAATCTTTTTTCTTACAAAGATAGTAAATGTTTTAGAGAAATCCAAACCCCCTTGACATAAAATTCATGGTCCTCTGTGCATATTATTGTACTGCCATTTTTCAATGTAATCTTATATGTTTTTTTAGTGTTCACAAACCTAAATATATCTTGGACCACCTTTGTTTCTATCTCTTTTGTTTCTTCATTGAACGTCTGGACCTGTTCTCCTGTTTTAATCTTTGATATTTCAATACTTCCATTAATTGTTTGTATTAACTGATTAGGACCAAAACAAGATGTTCCGCCTTGTTGGATAGATATTCTTACAGTTTCGGCAACTAATTTGTAAAATGTTTTAGAATAAGTGGTAATCATTACGATTTTTATGTATTTGATTTACACATGATTAGTCTACTTGTTACAGTACGAAAACAAAACTATTCTCCTGCAAATTTCTCTAAATTATCTTTGTCTTTTTTATTTGAGGTTATTATTGTGATGTTTTGCTCTAATTTTTCATTCCCACTCGTAACGTCTAACTTATCTCCGTATTTCTTTGGCTTCTTTTTGCCTGCCGTCCATTTGTAAGCGTCTATTGCCACCCTTGCGCTTGCAGGGTCGTATTTTTTCTTTAAGACTTTTTCAGCAATTTCTTCTATTTTTTCAGCGTCCAAATCGCCTGAATCCTCCTTGCTACGCGTGTAATTGTTTAAAAACTCTTTGTCATAATCTTTATGTTCATCATTTAACCAAGTATAAACAGTAGCTCTGCAAGGCATATCCTTATTTTTGTCAAGTATTGACTTTAGGCTTTTACCCTCCGAAATCTCGGCTGTTATCTTTAATTTAATTTCAGCTATTTCTTTTATTGTGTATTTATTTGGCCGTGCCATTACTTTAAATTATATGGGTTTCATTTTTCAATTTCTGCATTTATAATAATACTATTTTCTAAATTATTAATTTTATTTTCCAAGTGTTCATATAATTTCCGGTAGTCATTTTCATCATTATAAACCCCGTTTATGATATTTCTTTTAATTATAGTAGAAAGCTTATTCATTTTAGCTAAATCATTTATCGTGCATTCGTATATTATATTGACAATATTTTTATATACTTTACTTTCTTTTAACATGAACATACTTGCTGTTTTTTCTGAATATCCCGCCCTTATGGCTGCCTGTTTTCCATTAAAGTCAATAATAAACTCTTTGCAGAATTTAGCTTGCTTATCAGTCAAATTATATGGGTTTCCTTTTTTACTCATTTAATTGCTTAAATTAATAAGTTCAAATATCTTTGTTTTCTTTTTAAAGTCAGTTGTTATTTTAAAACAATATATTTTTTGTTCTCCATATGATGCAACCGATGTGTATAATATATTATTTCCATTCTTTTCATTAGTAGAATGCTGTTCTTTACAATTTATAGGTATTTCTTTTAATGGGTTTTCGTGTTCAAATACTGAAATAAGCCAATCTTTTACTTTTGATGCTTCCGTAAAGAAACCATTTTCTAAATTAATAGTAATGCTTTTGCCTTGTTTTTCTATATTTAAGTAAACACTGCCATCACAAGCCTCTTGATGTATTTCGTTCATTGCTGTTACTAATATAGCATTAGATATTTTACTCATTTTTCAACATAAGTTTTAAAAGTTCATCAATATTATCAATTATCTTATCAAACGTTTCTCTTATTTGCTTTTCGTTATACATCTATTTTCCAATTCATTAATAACTTCATCATAGATTTTAATTTGCTCAATATGATGTTCTACGTCCCCGACATACTGAACTGTTGGCAATCCTGTATCAATTAAAGCCTGTTGTTTATCCTTCCAAAATATATGAGAATATCTGCCTTTTTTCATATTCTTTATTATTCTGCTTATTCTTGCTTTATCGCTTTCCATTGCCATTTTACTTTTTGCACAATTTCTTTATTTGCTCATTTATTAGCATATTACTTTCAGAAATATACGCAATTGTTTTCTCATTCTGTAACATTTTAGCTTTGAGATGTTCGATTAATTCTCTTTTTTGTGCTTTATCAATTAATTTATCAAGGTCTTTTGACTCATCTTCGTTTAACAAAAGTGGTAATACCCACTCATAATCTGAACTATTCATTTTATTTAATTTTGATTAATATTCGTTTTCATTATTTAGCTCTATATCCTAATTTTCTTTTTTTTTAGTTTTGGCATAACTCCACGTTATAGGATATGTCAATAATTCTAATGCTTTTGAAATCATTAATATTGTTTCCCTTGCATTATTTTGTTTTTGATTATTTCTCCATGAATGCTTTTTAATATATTCAAGTGTCAATTCTAACAGTGATAATTTTAATTCGTTTATCCGTTTTTCCATTTTATATTACCTTAAATTCACTACCCTTAAAATATCCTTCATCAATAGCCTTGCCGTCAATTTTGATTATTTCACGTTTATTTGTATAAAAATATTCTCTAAATATCTTTACATCTTCAAATTTTCCAAAACACCGACACAAATATAGTAAACCTTTTTGTTTTATGCAAATTCCATACATAAAATTCCCTGTTTTAAATTCTACTATTTCGCCAACGCATTGATGGATTGACATTTCTTGCCTGATTCTCTTTATGTCGTTTTTTGTGTTTCTCGGTTGGTAATAAAATCTTTTTTCTTGTTTTTGCAGAATATCACGGATCCCATACATTATTGTAACATGATTTTTATTGAATAATGATTTGATTTGACTTACCGGAATGTTCTGAAACCCATACATGAAGTAATAACAGATATTTCTTGCATGAACTATATCACGCCTTAAATTATCTGATAATATCAACTCCTTTGAAATTCCTGTCAGTTTAGATATTTTATTTACTACTAAATCCAATTGATTTTTCAGATTGATTAAAAAATATATGCTTTGATTTTACAGTGCTGTCAATTGTTGTTTTCCAAATAGTCAATCCAAATAGTTTAATTTTGGTTGATTTCTTAACTTTTGGCATGGCATAAAGGTTTTCCTTTTCAATAATATCATTGTATTTGACGTTTTCTTTTATGTGTTTGCTGATAATTGCCATTTCACAAAGATACAATAATTTTATTAATTACAAAAATATATTCAATTATTTTTAAATTTTAAATCCAACCCATCTTTTTTTTGATGACACAATCTGCAACGAATAGTAATATTTTCAACACTCCAGGCAAGTTCTGTTTTTCGTTCCTCTTGGCACTTCTTAACACTAATATCATGCGAACAATCCAGTATTACACCCGAACTCTTTTTGCAAACCTCACAAAAATTATATCCAAATTCCTCAATTTGATTGAATAGTTTTTGCTTTTTTGCAGACCTTATACGACGATCTACAACTGATTTTTTTAGTCTTTCTCCGCTTGATGTGTAATAATAGTTCATTTCAGTATTAGTTTATTTTTTAGTTTTTGGGTTTTCATTTAATCATCATCTTTAACTTCATAGAACATATTGCACTTAACCCAATTTTCATCCATATTGTGTGAAGCCAAATGCTCACATTCTTGACATTTTACAGAACCTATCATACAGCTTTTTACTTTGCATTCGTCCCGACAAATGCAAAGTAA